CTTGTATAAGTTTCTCGTTGCCATGTGCCATCACTCCTTCCAGGGGGCGTCCGGCGGCATAAACGCTTCGTCGTCTTCATCGTCTTCGTCCGGTATTTCCACGATTGGCAGGTCTAAAAGTTCCCCGCCTGTGAAAATCGGGATCATGCAAAGCGTCGGATTTGCGCATAGCAATTCACACGCATATGACTCGTCGCCGTATACCTCCAATGCCACAGAATCGAAGGTTTCGCCCGCTACGCACTGATACTGTGTTTCACTTAACGTCATGCGTACACCTCCACTTCATCGCGCATTTTCTTATCCTCGAACCATTTGTTCAGCCGTTCTTTATCCGCCAAAAGTACCTGCTCCACTCCGCTTGCGTCGGCGGCATGTATGGTCGGGCTGTAGATGATTGTTGTCGGCTGGCTGTCCGTATTCGCATTCAAGCCGCCGTATCTGGCGAGCAGGTCCGGCCATGTAAAACCGGACGCTTCCCTGGCAGCGTTCAAGAGTTCCGCCGTTCTCTCTGAATGTTCTTCCGGGATCGCCCATTCTGGCCCCGCTTCGCCAAAGATGGAAGCGGTTGTGGCGCGCCCGCCGGACGCAAACATTTTGTTGCCCTGGATGTTTACCGTGATCGTGCGCCCGTTATAGCTGTTAATGATTGACGCAAGGCTGGATGCATTGCCGGTCACGTTCTCGACAAGCGTTTTTCCGTCCTGGTCTGATATCGACATTTGCAGGTTTGCCGCATCTCCGTCGACATATTCCATAAGCGTCTGCCCGTCAGCGCCGTCTATCGTTGCTTCAAGAGACTGCGTATCTGCGTCCACGTCAACAGTTACGCCCTGGGACTGCAACTGTTCCGCCGCATCGGTTCCTTCGACGCGCGGTTCAATGGGGAGCGGAACAGGGTCAAAGTCCCCGATTGCGCTTGTGTCTACCTCCGGCGTAACAGTGATGCGGTAATCCTCTGCATTCGCGCTTGCTTCTCCGTACATGAGCTGATACATGCCCCACGGTTCGCGCATGGCGCTTCCTTCTTCTGCCCACGCCCCTTCATACGGCATATACTGTTTCGTATCCGCTATCACCCGGTCGAGATCGTAGCTTTGTGACAGCTGCTCGTACATCCTTTGAAACTCCGGCCCGAACGTCTTGTCATAAGCAAGGCCCATCTGCGCGGCGGATAATTCTGCTCCAAAGTTCTCTCCGCGTATTTCTTTTTCAAGCGTGTTGAAGAGGTTTTTAATCGTGTTTTCTCCCTCTCCCATCGCTTCCGCTGTAGCCCGCGCATTCTCGACTGAGTAATCGCTTATCGCTACCGGCTGTACCGTCTGTTCAAAAGCTTCCCGATTCATCTGGCCCGGCAAATACTGATCCTGGTTGGATGTGGAAAAGTCGTCTCCCAGCATTTCCCACCAGTTGTCACCGGAAATCCGCGAAACTCCGAACCCGTTGACAAGCTGCTCCATGGCGTAAATCCTGCTCAACTGATCCGCCATGTCTGTGTTGCCTTGCCCTTTGTACCACTCGATGCTTTCAGCGATCCCGCTTTGCCCGCCAAAGCTGTTAATCATGTATCCCATCATTTTGCCGAGGGATTCGCGGTCAGAGTTTTCCCAGAATTTCCAGTTTGTCTGGCCCGCATACTTTGATGCATCCATCTGCCCGGCAAGCATTTTTTCGGCCGTATCCAGAGACAGCGTACCGTTCATATAGCTATCGGCAAGATTTCCCAAAACCTCATAAGCATCACCCATGCCGCTTTGCTGTATCTGACTATCCCATAGTGTCGACAGGAACTCGTCATAAGACGACTTTGTTTGCATTTGCTGCTGATGATATGCGTCGTCTGCCGCCTGTAATGTGGCTTCATCTGCGCCACGATACTCTGCCCTATATCTTTCTGTTAGATACCTGTCCTCCTGATCTGCAAGAATGCTGTCTCTTTCGGCCTCTGCTGACTTGGCAATATCTTTGATGTCGTCCCAGCTTGCGGTCTGCGCCTGGTGCATCCACTTGCCCATCTTGATATAGTCTTCTTCGCTCTGTGCTTCCGCTGCCGCTTTCGCTATAGCGTCGTTATACGAGCGCATGTAAGACAATATGTTCTGGTACTCATCCGGGCTTATTTCGCCATCTGAAAAAGCGTCAGTCAACGCAGAGCGCATGTCCTGGCTGATGCTCTCCGCATTTGCCATAGCTTCTTCGTATGCCTGATTTGTGAGGTCGATTAGCTCCTGATATGCCGGGTCGACTTCTGCTTCTCCTTCTCCGCCGAAAAGTGTGTTCCAGTATGACATGCTGGCGGCCGCACTGTTCTGAATTGCTTCCTGCACGGCAAGGTACATGTCGTTTCCGAGATTTGTCAGCTGTGTTTTGTCTTCCTCTGTAAGCTTCGCATTTGTCAGCATGTCAGAGAAAAGTTTGCTACTAAACGTGCTGCTTGCTGTCTCGTAGGATGTTACGCTTTCATCAAGCGCCTGCCTAAAGGCGTCAACTTCCGCGTACGCTCCTTTGAAATCTTCGCCGATGGATTCCACGTAGGTCTGGATTCCCTCTGTGTCAATCTCCATGTTGCCAAAATTATCGGCAAAGTCGGTGTCTTTTAGCTCTTTAATTGCCGCTGCCGCTGCCGTGAGCGCAACCAGGCCGAGTCCGATTCCTCCGGCCGGCGTCAGCGCGTATCCAATCAAGCGGAATGCCCCTCCGGCAAGGAGCAGAGCGGGTCCCGCCCCGGCAATGATCTCTAAGCCGGACACGAGTGCACTGAAATTTCCTTCATCCATTCCAGAGATTTTGTCCACAAGTCCGCCGATGCTGCTAAGAGCACCTTCGAGCTGCGGCGCAAGCTCTTCGCCAACGGCCTGCTTTAGTCTTTCAACCTTGCTCTCGAATGTTTCAATCTTCCCATCTAGAGAGTCCATCATGGTTTCTGCGGCATAACTACCGTAATCTGCTGCATCGCCGCCCATCATGGCTTCATACAGCCCGTCATACCCTTCTGACGCACCGCGGAGAAGCGTCAAAGCTTCCGTGATTGTCCTCGTAGGGAAGATGGATGCCAGGATACCGAGCGCGTCCTGGTTCTTGTCTATATTTTCAAAACCGCCCGCGACTTCACCGAGAGCCATATACAATTCGCGGTAAATGTCCAGGACGTTTTTCAGATTTCCTTTTTCATCAAATGCGCTAAAACCGTTTGCCGCCAGCCTTGCATTCGCTGCCGCTAAAGCCTGGTCTTCCATCAGGGCCGCCGCTTCGTCGCTTGTAGCGCCAAGCTGTGCCATCGCTTTGTTTGCCTTGTCTGTCGGTGCGACAAGCCGCATCATGGAATTTCGGATCAATGTACCGGCTTCGCTTCCGGTCTGGCCTGCGTTTGCTGTAACGGCAATCAGCGTCATAAGTTCTTCCGGGTTTGCGGCAAATCGCATCGTACTGCCCATTCGCAGCATGGCGTCGCCAAATTCCCCTATAGTGCTTGCGCTGCTGTTTGCGGCGAACGCCCAAAGGTCTATGAAGTTTCCAAGGTCTTCAAAGCCAATGCCTGCCGCGCTCGTAGATTTAACGATATAGTTGACAGCTTCCGACAGATCGAGTCCGCCTGCCTGTGCAAGCTCCATCGCCGCCGGAATGCCGGACATGATCTGGTCAAAATCCCATCCAGCATGAGCCGCTTCCGAAATTGCATTCGCGACATCGTTTGTGTGGAAAATGGTTGTTGCTGCCCATTCCGTAGCGGACGCGTCAAGGTCGGACATAACGGTGCTTAACTCTTTCGTGTTCCTCCCATATGTCGTCGAAAGAGCAACCTCGGCGTCCTTCATGCTCTTTTCGTATTCGCGGTACACGTTGATGGAATCTTTGCCGAAGTTGATAAGCTCCTGGCTGACTCCGTTCACCATGGAGCCTAATTCCGTAAGCGTCGCGCCGACCTGCGCAAAGCCGTTCCCTACTTTGGCATTTATCAGAATTGTGGTTGTTAAGGTCTGCGCCATTCTTTCACCGTCCTTTTGTTTCAAGTGCTATATCGCACAGATAATCCGTCCTGTTCCGTCGTGAAAAAAGAAGTAGTACACCTTGTCTCCAACGGCATAAACCGGGGTTATCCCTTGCCCGGATTCTATCGGTTTTATCGGCGGCGTTTCGATCCCGTCTCTGTCGAGGGACGCTATCCTGTACCCGGACTCTGCTACTTCTATTACCTTCCCGCGTTCTATGACCCCGCGTTCTCTTTCCATGTGCACCCCCGTCATTTGATCGTATAATTGCACCGTCTCAGTGTCGCCGTGGATGTCAGGTTTTTTATGTCGTGTTCCACCTCGTCCACAAGCCACTCCCCGGAAGCATCCGTGTCTCCCGTGATGTCCACGCGTGATAGCGCGGTAAGGCCCGGGTTAAAGTCATTCTGTATGACCACGCTTTCACACTGGCGGTTCAGATAAAGCAGTTTTCCTCTTGCCCATCGGCCTGCCTGTATATCGTCCAAAGCAGGAACATCATTGACCGTAAGGCTTGCGTGACTGGATGCTACAAGCGTGTCTTCTGCCGTTGCCTGCGCGTATGGCGTTTTCAGCGTCAATGACTTATACATCATCCCGCTTCGCCTGTAGCGCGTTCCTTCCTGGTTTGCCAGCAGCTCTACGCTCTGTGATGCGCTCATGGCCTGCGCGTATGCGAAGCTGATCGCTGTGTATTTCCCATTAACGCATTTGAGTGCCGCGCTTTCCAGTGTTAGGAGTCTGTATAGAAAAGCCGCGCATCCTTCGTTCGAGCGCTCTATGTACGGGATAGCGGTTCCCCCGTCTACTCCGTACATCTGAAAGGCCATGCCGGACAAGGCTGCGCACGAGCGCATGATTTCCTCAATCGTCTTGCCGATATAGCTTTTGTTTTCTTTTGCCCTTGCTTTGCACGGCAGAGATGCTGCCATAATGCGGTATTTTCCATCCTCCGGCAGTATCCTGTTTACATACATCACGCCGCTGTCATATCCGTTATGTGCGACTATAATCTGGTCGTCTTCCTCCGGTCCCCAGCTGTACCAGCCTGCGGCATTTCCAAATTCCAGGTCCAGGCTGTCGCAGCGTCCGGCGGCAGTATCCCGAACAACGCAGGCATTCACCTGTACCATATCCGTTATATCTGTCCCCTGATAATAGATTTCCACGCTGTCCGCCCCTCTCCGAAAAGACCGGCGCCATATTGCCGGTTATAAGTTTCTGCGCTTTTCAAGTACCGTGCATATTGATGCAAACACCTGATAGAAGCGCTTTAATTTCATGCTCATAAAATCTGTGATTGACGTGTGCGTAATCATGCCTGCGGTGATTATCTTTTCGAGATACGCAGCCGACCCGCCCGCGTCGATGCGGAGAAAAAAAGCGTTGCCAGCTGCACCGCTTCCACGGCATCTGTCATGCCCATCCGCTCGATAATGTCTCTTGTGTCAATCTTGTCCGTCTGTTTTGACGCCGCCTTTGCGAAAAGCGCAAGTGCCTGTCTGTAAGTGATCCTGTATATCTGCTGCGCATTCGGGTCACTGTCCATTGCGTCGGTGTATTCCATTCCGGTAAGTTCGTTAAAATCATAAGCAAGCTCCGTGATTTCCTCGTCGCCCGCCATAATCGGTGTTTCCAGTGAAAGCCTGCCTTTTCCTTCCGCCATAGCTTCATTGGCTTCCTTCGACTTTGCCTTTCTTACGTTGATCTGCTCTTTTAACCGGTCCTGTAATTCCTCAATTTTTTTCTTTCTCTCTTCCGGTGTTTCTTCGTTCATTGCTTTTTCAAGCTCATCTATGGCGTTTGCCTGATTTTTATTATTTTCCATGTGGGATGTCCCTTTCTTTTGAAAAGAACTAAAAGCGCAAGCGCCTGCGCTTTTAGTTCTTATTTTCGCTCCCCTTCTCTCCTGGGGTTATTTCAGCAGGTTCTGCACCTCGTCGGTGTAGCTCTTCCCGTTATACTTGATAACGCCTGCCATGGAGTCGATAATGGTGATTACCTTTCCGTCGACCTCTTCCTCGTAACGAAGCAGAGAATACTTGTCTGTGCTTCCATACGGGGAGCCGGATTCAATGTCGCCCTTCTGCGTCTCGACATGAGCGCCGACCAGGCGGAACTTTACGCTCTCATATGCAATGGTTCCTTTTGCGGTCGTATACTTCTGGCGCGCCGTGCGGAACTCATGGGTATGTTTTCCGGGAACGGCAAGCACTTTTCCGTTTACTCCATTATTATGGGTGATTGTGTATTCGGCCGCTTCAAAATGAGTCATGTCGGGAATATCGACAGCCATTGTCATGCCCGAAACATCAACCGAAATTGTTTTGTGTGTCAGAGTGGGAAGACCCACTTTCGTAACGTCTTCAACCGTATCCTTGCCGTCAAGCAGTCTGTGGTCTGCGACGTTGCAATATACTTTACTCGGCATCTGCTATCCCTCCTTTACGCGGCATCTTCTTCGAAGTAGGTTGCAAAGCCATCGTCCGTCCAGTTGACAACTGCTTTCAGAGACTTCGCAAGCGGTGTAGTGGTGACATTGAACGAGAACTGCCAGTCTCCGTTGAGAATGTCGGCCCTCGCCTGAGCGCTGGAATTAAGCATGACTTCTCCGTAGGTCAGAGCGCCAACCGCAAGGAGCGCGTCAAGACGCGTCTGTTCTTCCGAAACGATGCTCTTGATATCGTTCGGCGTAAGCGGCTGGTCGACGTCCAGAGTCCGGCGATCCTGGAAGTCATTGCTGATGTAATAGAGCATCATGCGGTTTGTCTCTGCGACGTTGATCTGTGTCGCGTTGTCCTGGTTGTAGTCAGCGCTGTGAGCGCCCCAGATGGCCCAGCGGCCGCCCACGTACGCCGCAGATGCGATGCCGTTCTTGTTCAGCTTTTCGTTGATGATGCTATCGTCGAAAATACGTCCTGCATAGGCTTCGCCAAGATACAGGTTTTCGATAAGGGAGCAGGCTGTGTTGCTGGCGGTCCTGTACGGAATGCCGTCCTGCGCAATCAAAAGCTCCTGGAAGTTTGCAGCGGCAAGAACAGAAAGATGATATTTCTGCCCGTCGACGCCGGAAGCAAGCGGGAAATACACGGTCTCGTTTTCCTTGTTGTAGCCGTTTGCGTTCTTGTAAGTTGCCGCCGTGTCAAGCGTGATAGCGGTGCCTTCGTTCACGATAGGCATGTCGACAAACATGTACGCATCCCAGTGCCCGTTGATCTTCACGCTGTTCTGGTACAGTGCGGAGTGTACCGCCGGATGGGAAGAAAAGCCGGGGGCCAGCAGATACGCCGGGATATACCCCGTCACCTGGTATACGTCTTTTACGGCAAAAACGCCCGTGTTGAGTCCCAGCCCGTCGCTCGAACCGATCACAACAGCATCGGTCACCGCTGCGGCGTTGATCGTGCTGTAAGTAATTGTCAGCGCGGCTGTTCCGAGAGAGCCGCTTGTTACCTCCGTGATAACAATGGTCTTCTTGTCGGGGTTGTAGGCGATGGTGTAGTCCGTCCCCTTGACCTTTGCTGTGTTTCCGGCTTTTACAACAACGGTATCGAGAATGATGCTTTCTGCGGCCGCGATCGTAACGCGCCCGTTCTCCGGTGTCTTCGAAACACTCCCCGGATCGGACGCTCTGTGCGTCGCAGGATCGAGAACGTTGATGAAAACAAGCGGACCGACGCCCTTGTTTTCAAAGAATACGTGCATTGCTTCGCAGAGAGTGTAGCTCGCCCAGTCGTCAGAATAACCGAGATACTTTCTCGCTTCCGCAATGTTGTTGATAAGGATCGGCACGTTGACGTTGCTTGCGCCGCCCTCCACTGTGTGAACCGGCGCAGTACCGATGCACACAATAGCGCTCAGGCTCTCGTCAGAAACACGGTTTCCGACCGCGTTGATTTCGCCATACGCGCCATGCAGATATTCAGCCATAGTCTTTATTCCTCCTTACACTAATAATTGATTGGTTGAAGGGTTCGCGCCCTGGTCGGCATAGCCGTTGAATACCGCGCTCACAAACCCGTAGTAAATAGGCCGTCTGTCCACGACATAGCTCTGGTCTGTGTACAGGCTGTAAGTGATGGACTCTTCTTCCACAGACAGGTCCGTACCCGGAATCAGCTTGTCCCGAAGCAGCGCTTCCTTGCAGTCGTCCATCCAGTCGACCAGCGTCATAAGTCCCTGCTCGGTTCCTTCCATGATGAGAGACATATCAAGCCCCTGCCCCCTGTCTCCCGCGCTGTCAATAAAGCCGGGCAGCCTTGTGCCCGGTTCGTACACCGAAAACAGGATGTCGACAGACAGGTGCGACCCCATCAGTGACGGCCTGTGCACATTGTTGTACCGGTCGAAACGCTTTTCTTCCATGTACTTCGCGTATGCCTGTTTTGGCATGACGATTATCCCCGGGCTTACACTCGACGGGTCCTCAATCAGAAAACCCGTCGTGTCCTTACGCGCCGGTGCCCATCCAAGATAGCAGCGCGGTTCTTGCCGCACAATTTCATTGATGGCGCCGTTCGGCGCCGGTGCTTTCATTTCGCGCCCTGCGCAAAGGTTTTCTTCGACCCACTTTTTCAGCCCTCTAAGCCTTTCTGTTGTTCGCATAGTCAGAACTCCCTCGGATCACGCGCAAGCAGATAAATTCCCAGAACACCCATGTTGTGAACAACTTCCAGTATGACCATAGGCTTATTGTCGAACATAACCTGTGTGTTCGGTTCCGGTTCCTTGCCGCCCGGAAATGTTTCAAGCGGCGTGTGAATGAGAAGCTGCCGTGAGTTGTTGTCCCAGGAGATATCATTCACGTTGTTGTTTTTCCGTTTGAGCGATTCCTCTTCATCGGGAATACAGGTGATTTCTATGCCGTTCCAGTAATGGGTTTCCGCGAAATGGTCCATGCGCATGAACGTTCTGTGAATGTCATTCGCAATGCGATCTTTCAGAGACAAACCCGATCACCCCTTCTGTTTTCTCCCGGCTTTCGGCTTATCATTTTCCTCAGGCTCCGCTTCCTCCGGCTCGTTCATGAAAGATTCCGGCTTTACCGGCACGGCCTTTCCCTGCTCGATCAGACGGTAGGCGTAGCTTTCGTTAAAATCCTTTGTCTCGCCGGTTCTAACGAACTTTACAATCACCCGCTTTTCCTCCTTCCTGTTTGCTTCTTAACGGTCTTTCGCGCCGGTTTTTCGGCTTCCTGGCCGTCTCCCGGAACAATGCCCGCCATAACATCTATCTCGGGCGCTTCCGCTTCCTCGTCCGCTTCCTCCTGCGCCGATTCGGTTTCTGCTTCCTGAGTCTCGTCCTCCGCTTCCTCGCTTAAAGATTCCTCTGTCGCTTCAGCGGCGCGCTGTGGCTGCCCTGCGGGGGCAACTTCTTTGATTGCTCCCGCTTCCATCAGCCAGTTTTTCTTTTCCTCCGTGATGTTATCCGGGATTTCATCTCCCCGCATGTACATTTTCCCGTTGACGCGCGTATAACAAGTTGCTATCAGCATTTTTTCCTCCTTTCGGTCAGAGAACTGTCGCGACCGCCCACCCGTCTACGTTAGCCGGTACGACAGTCGGGCAGCTTGTCAGACGATTCTTGATGGAATTGCCGTCGATGCTGCCGTAGCGGAGCGGAACCTCCTTCTTGATGTAGGTCTTATGCTGCGCGTTTGAACCGGTTTCTTCAACCTGGGTAACAGGCCCGTGGAAGATGTTCAGAATGTCGGAGCTTCCTGCGATCAGTTTTCCGTCCGGGATCAGCTTCTTAACCTGCCCGTCATCGTCCACGAATGTGCCGGAAAGGCTGTAAAGTTCCACGCCGTCTGCATTCGTGCCGATGAAGCGCAGTCCGCTTCCGCGATATTTGGTGTTGATCTTTCCAGCTTCTTCGTTGCGGCGATCATACTGCTTCATGAAAGCGTCATTGTGCAGGACGGCACTCGCTACATCGGATGCCATCACAATCTTGTCGACAGTTCCGAGACCGTCATACACAAGGTCGAAGATTTCCTGCATATCGTCTTCAATCTTCGCGCCTGCCTGATCCCATGTGGTGTCTGGCACAAAGTTGTTGGTAAAGCCATAATCCGCAATCATGGTCGGATTCACGCCGCGCCCTTCGTTTGTGTAGGTGAAAATGGACAGCTTGCCGGTCAGAAGCACCTGGCGAACCATCCATTCGCGACGGCGCTGGATGGCCTTTCTCATTTCCATAAGGTCGCGGGCGAGCAGCTTTCTCTCGCGCTCCTGCGGGGTCATAGCGCCCAGCACGCGTTCCCCGAACATGCGGCCTTTGAGGTTCTGATCTTCGATGATCCTCTCCGGTGCGATCTGGCAAAAGCCAATCTCGCGTGTCTCAAATCCGTCGCGCTCCATCAGAACGCCGCCGGTTCCAGGGTGAACAGTCGGGGCCATGCGGCGGCTGCCTTTTCTGTAGTCATAAATCGCTTTGTCGTCCTCGACGGTTCCTGCGTCGTGGGCGAAAAAATCATAAAGAACACTGTACTCGCGGGGCATCAGGTCGATAGCCGCAAGCTGCGCTCTGGTAGAATAGATATCCATATTCTGTTTGTCTCCTTTCGTTACGATAATCTGCCGGATCAGGAACCTGTCACGGTGTTGTCAAAAGTACCAGTCGTTTCTTTCACGTCAAACACGATGTTCTGTCCGCGAAGAATGACCTTGTGCGCTGCTGTTACTGCTGCGCCTGCCGCCAGTTTTACAGCGCCATCGACGAAGCAACCAGCGCGATATGCTGCCGCATCCTCTGCGGTGGCAGTATTTCCGCTTCCGGGTGCTGCTCCCGTCGCAACGTCTTCTTTCAGCACAACGAGCTGGTTTGATGCTGTGACCTGCGCGGTTGCCGCCGGTGCGTAAAGCCCGCTGCTTTTGCGGTACATGACCGTTCCTGCGGCCACATCTCCATTACCAGGCTCGCACGGAATGGAAATCAGGTCCGCGCCCTGGGGGTCGGCAAGCAGATTGCTGTACGCGCGGCTCCCGATAGTGCTATACATTTCACTCATATTGTTTGTCCTCCTTTGCCTTTTATCGGATCAGAACATGCCGTCATTTCCGCCCGGTGCATACTGATTTGCATATCCGGCTACAGACTTGGCGAAATCTTCCATTTCCTGTTCCTCGGTCTTTGCGTTTCCGTCAGGTGCCCCGCCCGCGACCTGCGCGGCGTTTGCGGTCTCCTGTGCCCTCGCTGCCATAAAGTCAGCGCCCTTCTGCTTCTTTGCAGCGATAAGCTGCTTGTGGAAGTCCATAGCGGACGTTCCGTTCGCCTTTGCCTGTTCCGCCAAATCCTCATAACCGGGATCGGTCAGCGCGTCAATGTCGGACAGGCGTGTTCTCTCTGCGGTCACGGCTGCCTGCTGTACCTGCTCATACAGGGCCGGGTTTTCCGCGCGAAGTTCCTCTTCGCTGATGTCTTTGATCTCTTTTTCCATCTTCTTTGTTTCTCCTTTCCTGGAAGATTTATTTTCAGACGGCACCCCGGCAACAGGAGTTCCGTTACTGACTTTGGTAGTTTCGTCTGTCGGTGGCAGTATATGTTCCTGGGCGTTGTCGCCCGGAAAAATCGTGCTTTCGATTGCTTTGAGTGCGCCGCCAAAGGCGAGCGCTTCGTCCTTTTCCGCGACCTGCTCCGGCACGCCGCCGTAAATGGCTTTCATGAGCGCCATATCGCGTTTCGATACGCAGGCGGCTATCTTCTCGCTGGCAAGCAGCTCGTCGCAGAAACCGTTATCGACGGCTTCTTTCGCGGTAAACCACGTTGTCGCGTCCATCCATTCTTTGATCTGGTCTTCGGTCTGTCCGGTCTTTGCCGCATACATCCCGTGAAACTGATCCTCCATCTTCCGCAGATGATCGACGGTTTTTTCAATCTCCTGCGCATTGCCCCATGTAATCGTCATGGGATTATGGATCATAAACTCACTGCCCTCGGCGATGACCACATGAGCGCCGGGGATCGTCGCAAAAAGTGTCGCCGCGCTTGCGCAAAGCCCCTCGACCATCACGCGCACTTTCTCAAATCCTGCATTGATAACCATGCTGCGCATGGCTACCGCCGCATAGACTTCCCCGCCGGGTGAGTTGATGCGGATATTAAGGTTCTTCGCGCCATTCTTCTTTGCTTCTTTCAGCGCTTTGTCGAAGTCTCCGGTGGATACTTCGTCGTCCCACCATTTGTCTGACACGATCTCGCTGTACACCATAACCTCCGCGTCCTCGCCCTCAGCTTTCATGGTGAAGCGGATTCGGTACTGCTCGTTTGCCGCCGCCATCCATGTTTTTCTAAACGGCATCATTCCTCGTCCTCCTTATCGTCGTCCTCGTCCTCAGTCTCTTCCGGCGCTACCGTCGGCAGCGTACCGGCTTCCTGTCCAAGCTCCCGTTGCATGGCAACCTCTTTCTTCCGCTGCTTCATGATCTCGTCGAAGTTGTTTCCGTTGTACTCGCTTGCTTCCTGCTCCTGCGTTGTGATGTTATTGGCTATTCTTGTTGCGGCTGCATTGACCTCTTTGAGTGGATCGACATGACCCATGCTTGCGCCCATCCAAAGGCATCCGCACCACGCCTGCCGCACGGCCGGATCGTCAAAAAAACCGGGCGCGTCTATACGTCCGGTTGCCACAGCTTCGGAAAGCCACTGCTCATATACAGGCTGGTTGAAACTGGTATTAAACTTCGTCCGGTACACCCGGACCGTCCGCCAGAAATCCAGAAGGGCCGCCCTGGCGGCCGTGTAGTTGCTCTCGTACTTCTTGACCAGCACTTCTTTCGGGATTCCCATACTGGAAGCGATCGTCATGATGCAGGTATTCACGAACGACTCAAACTGTGCGTTGCTTCTGAGCGGGTTGACCGTCTCGACTTTCTTCCCCGGAGGAAGGTTGTATATCGCGCCTGGTGCAAGCTCTAACTGCAATTCGTCGTCCGTGACTTTTTCTTCTTCGTTCACGGCGTCTTCCAGCCCGAATTTCCCGTCGTCCTCGTCGCTCACGATAAATGCCGTCAGCATTGACGAAACAACGTTGGCGGCAAGTTCCGCATTCATATAGCGTGTAAACTGCTTTAGCTGCTCAATCTCTGCCGCGACAAATGGGACGCCGCGTCGCTGCTCCGGCCGTTCAAATGTCATGACGTGCAGGATATTCGGATACCCCGTGTCCCTTCCGAAAGCGTCTATCGCCGTCCAGGTCAGTTCGCTGCTGTTTGCTCCTGCGATAGGGCTTCTGCTTGCGATATGATACCGGATCACAGCTCCTTCGCGGTCGATCTCCACGCCGTCAATGATTCTTCCGCCGGAATCTGTTTCCGCGCTTTCGCTGTCACCAGATGAATCCGGGTTGCAAACCCTGTCGGCTTCCAAAAGCCGCACAGTCGTCTGATAAGGCGTCCGGCGGTTCTCTTTCATACCGAAAAGGGCAAACACGTCGCCGGACATGAGCATGGACAAAAACGCAAGATGCTGTAAACCGTAAAAGTTCTGCTGCCGTTCTGCGTCGCACATGGTATTTTCTGCCCACAAACGGAACTCACGCAGAATGGCCCGCTCTGCTTCCTCACACTGTTCGTCGCTCATGCCTAAGAAATCACCGTCTACCTTCGGCTTCGGCTGTATACCCCATCCAACAACTGACGTTGTGAGCGTCTGTGGGCCGCTCCTTGCAAGCCCTCCGCCCGCGTACAGGTCGCGTGCCCTCTGTCGGAGTGTCGAGGAATACAGGTCGATATTGTCCTCTGCGTCACCGGCTTCGATGATCCACCCGACAAGGCTGTTAAGTGTCTGGCTTGCCCCATGGCTTCCGTAGCTCATACGCGGAGTCCCTGCGCCGCTCCGCCCCGCTCCCGTTTCTTCTGCCTGTTCTTTTTGCATCCTGCGGCTGTATGCGTCGCTCCCGCGCTTAGGCGATATGAGGTATAACGCCCGCTCCCGCAGGTTTGGTGTATTCTTGCTCATGCGTCACGCTCCTTTATAAGTCGCGCGGCACGACACGCGCCACACGTTTTGTTCTCACGGTCCCGGACAAGCTCTCCACGACATTTGAGAAAAATTCAATCTGCCGCATCAGGTCGTCCAGGTCAAGTGCTGTATATTCCCTCGTTCCGATTCGGTAGCTCTTTGCCTGCCCTGTAATGAGTTCTTTGTGCGCTTCTTTTACAAGTTCAAGCATCGTTCTGGCTTCCGTCAATGTATATGCGACCTGTACCGCCATGTCTTATCCCTCCTTACACTTTAATTCCACGGCTTACAACATGGCGCTGTTTCCGCTTTCTTTCTTCCGCTTTTGTGATAACCTGCGGCTCATCTTCGCCGTTTATCACGCGTTCCAGGCTGTCAAAATTCCAGTTGAAATATCGGTATGCAGCCCGTGCGTAATTGCGGCAGTCGAGCGGTTCGTTCCGCTCATAGACTTTTTCCCAAGCTATCGTGCTTCTACCGCCGCGTCTGTGCATTACCATCTGTTCCGATATCAAGCCCTTGAAAAACTCCATGTCGTAGCCAGCGCGGTAATCTATCGGGAAGTGCATGTAGCTCGGTCCAGGCTCCGTCACGCCCGCTTCGTACATGATCCCCTCTTTGCCCTGGTCAACGCCAAGAATGAACTTCATTCCCTCTTTGGCGTTTGCCCTCTTCATTGGCCTGCAATATGGTTTCCCCTCTCCCGGCTCGCCCTTGATTGGCCAGATGCGCCGCGTCTGGCGCTTTGCGCATTCCCTGTAAACCTCCTGCGTAAAATGTCCGCCGGAGTCAATGAATGTTGCGAGGATGCGCATTTTCATACCGCTTTTCATCTTCCATTCGCGGGATAACAGGCTGTCTATTTCCTCCCATACGCCCGGTGCATCAGCCCTTCCCGGTATGATTCCTCTGCTGATTCCCCAGCTCTGGCCGTTGCGGTCCCATCCCACGACCTCATATTCCAGTCGGTTGTCCTGCGTATCAACACCCATCGTCAAAAGCAGCGTCCCGGCCGGCACTTCCGCGTCGTAATGCTCGCGCCGTTTATACAGTGCTTCATCAAGCCCGCTGTTTGTGTGAATTTCCCATGTCTCGCCAAGGATTGTGTTGTAGAATGTCTTCAGCTTTTCCGGGTCCTTATGGGCCTTTAGGAACTTCCAGACAATATCTTTCCAGTCCGACCACGGCGACATAAAGGCATTGAGCCGGAATGAGCGGATTCCGTTGTCAAGAGCTTTTGGGTTTTTGCTTACCCACTTTGCAGGCAGTCGCTTTACGACATGCTCCGGTATCACCCGTTTGCACGTTGGGCATTCCCAGCCGACACTTAGTACATGATAGTCTTCGTCGCCGCGCTCGTTCTTGTAGTTTTCTTTCTCAAACTTTATGTTCGTAAACTGGATAAAGCTGAAATTGTGGCAATGCGGACACTCCGTATGCCATTCTTCCTGTGTCCCGTTCATGTAATCCGTCTCAATCTTCGATCTCCCCTTAATGGTTGGCGTGGATGTTTTGACTATCTTCCTGTTGTGGCGGAAGGTTTCGGTACGCCTTTCCGCGAGTTCCTGCGGGTCACCCTCTGTTCCGGCGCTTGCCGGAAAGCGGTCTGTCTCGTCCATGAAGATATAGCGCACAGGTTTCGACGCAAGGTCCGCCGGAGAGTTCGCCCCGATGATTGCAAGGCTGCCGCCGGGAAATGTCTTCATTGTGATCGTGTTCGCCGCGTCGCGGCTTTTCTGCTTGAACACCTTGTCCCGCAGCGTGGGGCAGGCGTTAATCATGGGCTGTATACGTCTTTTTGAATAATCCTCCGCCACCTTGTCTGTCGGCTGAATATAGAGCATTGGCCCCGGATCATTGTCAATCGCGCAGCCCATCATATTCAGTTCAATCTCCGATTTGCCAACCTGGGCGGAAGCCATAATGACAATCTGCCAGATACCGGGCTGTGTGAAGCTATCCATGATCTCGCGCTGATATGGTGCCCTGTCTGTCCTCCACGCCCCGGGTTCTGCGGAAGATTCTGAAACGAGCACACGGTTTGTATCCGCCCACTCGGAAACGGTTTGCTGTGCTGGCGGCCGGAACATGGAATATGTGTAGCGGGCAAGCTCTGCTATAGCATTCATCCGTTACACCTCCCCGTCTTCGTCCTCCCCCTCGCTTTCTTCCTCCGTGCCCTCTGCCGCTGCGTATTCCGGCAAAGGCGTTTCGGCTATTTCTTCCAGTATCTTTCTGATTTCCTCGTCGATGATGCTTGCGATAAGCTCCACGTTATCCATCATCTGCACCATCGGTGCAATCTTGCTCGGAAGGTGGATCAGGTTTTGCATGACTGTGTTTGCAATGTCGCCCCACAGCCGCCGCACGTCCGTCACGTCGATCAGTTGGCCGCGCATCCTGGCAACTTCAAGTTCCGTCTTCTGCGTCTTTACAACCTCATGTTTTGCTTTCACAAGGTCTAAATCCTGCCAATCGTCGGAAACTTCATTTGCGACATTGTATTCCACCCATTTTTGCACAAAAATAGCGAGGTCGTATTTACCGTCCTCGCTTTTTACAAACAGCTTTTTGCCCTCCGGCAAGTCTCTGTCTATGTCATATAATCGCCTATAGGTATAGCCCGCCACGGTGGCGAGTTCCTTCTTTGTCAGTGATATTCCCATATGCAGTCAGTGCCCGCCTATGATCCGGCTAAACTCATGTTCCATGCGCTGATACATGTAATCCTTAATATCGTTCTGTACGTCCGGCTCGCTCCTGTTCGTCGGCATCTGAGGGACAGCAATACCGGATACCTTCATAATGGGGAATCGTTCTTTCCCGGCTCTCGTCCATGTCAACGGCATAATGCTCGACCCCAGATTTCGGAACGGTGGCTGCCCGCCGTAGCTGCTCATGTTCTGCGGCAGCGTGCTTGTTCCGGCCTTTACGATTTTTGCGTTGACCCTGTATTTTCTCCGCAGACTATTCCAGCCGTGCGCTCCGCCGCTCGCTTTGAACTTGCTGCCGATGTTTCGCCTTGCTCCGACTACAGGTATTGCGCACCCGGCACCCCCGCCGCCAAAAGTCACCTTTGCGTTTTTGACAGCCGCTCCCACGTCTCCGCTGGTAACGTGGTATTCTTTCGGAAGGTCTGTCCTCAATATCCGGCGAACATGTCCGCCGGTCCTCTGGAACACGCGGTACATTGCGCGTTCAAATTGTTCCTGCGTCATGACGCTTCGCAAGCGCTCGGTTTCCGCCAGCAGGTCAGACGCGTCAATTTCAAGGGAAACGCTTGGTCCTGCCATGTTTTTCACCTTCTTTGCATGGAAAAAGGCGGATAACTATTGTTACCCGCCTTTAGACTTCTTGCGACAATATCACATTATCACATTCAGCTTTCCGTTTCAACCGCTTTTTCAAAAAATTTTTTCGCCCTTTTGGTGAAATCGCTGTCCTCATAGCCGCTGCATTTCCAAAAATGCTGCCGCCCTTCCCACACGGTCGAAACATCGTGTTCCGACAACCGGATTTCTTTTCTTGTACAGAATAGTGATTCTGAATTGTACTTGCATCCGATTGCTGCACATTTAATCTCTGTCATTTTTCATCCCTCACAAGAATATATCTCTCTTGCCACTTAACCGCCGCCATACAAGACGCTTCCTCAACGCATTTCCTTGCCCTATAAAACCCGTGTTTTGTCATATTCAGTTCCCGCCTAATCTCTGAATCGGAAACATCCATGACATACTTCATGACAACAAATGTTCTCATGCTTCTGCTTTCAATGTTGTTTAGGATTTTCTGCGCCTTTCTCAGCTGCCTGGTGTATTCCTTGCAGCGCTGTTTGTGTTCGTCGTCTATCTCGGACAAAAGTGCAAACGCTTCGTCAAGCCCTCTCGGCGATCCGCCGCCCGGCATCCCGGTAAGGTGCTGCGTGATATTGAACATTCTGTCCTGTTGCCACTCCCGGCGTTGTTCAAGCTGTTTAATATCCTGCATGATGCAGAAGATATCTAGATCGGAA